TTTCAGTTACAGGCATTATTTATGTTTTTATCCCTTTACGGCTAACCTCTGTGATTCTCTACTATATTGTTCAGAAACTTGTGTTCTAAATGGCTTAACCCTCTTCCTCGCAAGTTTCTTTTGAAGGAAGTATTCCCTTTGTCTAAATTGCTTCTCGCTGATGTTTACCATCCTATTGGAAGGCAAGCTTTGAATGTCCTTAAACCTTAACCAAGCAATCAGCGCTTCTTGACATTTCAAGTCAACAGAATAATCGTCGTCCATAATAGGACTGCTGATGTATTCCAAAACTACTTGCGTATATGCGAAGTGCGGGTCTAGCACAATCAAGTTATTTGCTTTGTCAAACCTGCACTCTCCTGCTTGAACAAGTGAACTTCCTGCACCAAAATAATGCTCGTAGCCATTGTCATCCCATCCACCCAACCAATATGGGTATTGCAAATAGTTTGCGTCTTGCCCTACTTCTGATTGAATGTCGGTTAGCCTTGTAGAAACATTGTCTCTATATGTGGTAAGTTGCTCGTTTACTCTGAGTGTAGCAACTTCTCCAAGCGAATTAAATACGCCAATTTTTACCCAGTCAATAAAGTCTGTAGGTACGTCAGCCGTTAAATTAGCATTAACGTTAATCAGCGTTGTCTTAGGTGTCCAAGAAACATCAAGTCCTATGTCAGTCAATCCACGAAACGCCAATGCCCACAACCTCCTAAACTCTCTAGTGGTTTGCTTGCTCTCGTCAATGTACATCATTACGCAATCCGACAGCTTAACATCTCTTTCTATTTGATTTTCTATTGGCATTGCTTATTTTTTATGCTATTTCGCTTCCATCGTTAATCAAATCTTGCACTATTCCTTTTCTTGGCATCAGCTTCTGAATTACAGAACTAAATACCAAGTCAATTGCGTCTGGAGGAATATTTAAAACAGTTGAATTATTCCCTTGAACGTTAGTTGCCATCCTTATATAAATAGTGTCATTAGTTCTAGTCAAGTCTGTTCTGGCCCAAAAGTAAATAGTAGAACCCTCAATCCAGTAAAATGCTGCTTGAGGAGGTTTTGGCATGAACATAAAATAGTCCACTTCATGTGGCGCTACATACAAAACTGGTTTGCTTTGCCCCATTCCTCCACCAAAATATACACCAACAACACCAGAATCTCCGGGAAGTCCCATTGGAGGATGTGGTATTGAAGACGTATAAAAACCTGTGCTGTCGTTTAGTGCAGGAGTGCTGATTGTGTAAGTAGTAACGTAGCCTTCTGGAACGGACATAATACCTGTAATATTATATGCGTCCATAGCCTGCTTATTCATAACTGAAGCTATTGCGTCATTTATGTATAAGTCTACTTCGTTTTCTGTAATAGTGGCAGCCTCATCCGGAACCCCGTCGTAGTAGAATCGGAGTATTCTGTCAATAAGCTGCTTCCTAGTTGTACTTGCCATTATTCTCCAGATTGTATGACCTGTTGGCCGTAATTAAGTAATGCCCCTTCTTTAATCGAAACCCCCAAGATTTTGAGTGCCCTGCCAACAACCTCATCAATGTCATTGTCGTACCATTGCGGATTAACGCTTCCTACGGGGTTGTATACAGGCCTTCCGCTTCCATCAAGGGTAAATGCCCATACGATGTCCGTAGGCAAGGTAAGGTACTTTATTGTAACACTAGCGAGTGTTGTAGGGTACACCTTCCATACAGTAGACTCTTCAACGTAAAATGCATTTGCTTCGTTTACTGGGTCTATAGAATCCTGCAACCTTTCAGCAAGCCTGTTCTGCTCAAACCTTTTCATTGAAAAGTTGCCGGGCGTGTTCATTGAAAGCAGCTTATTAAAGTTTGCTGGCTTAGTTACAGAACCAGAAGCAACGGCAGGAGTTGCGCTTACCATAAAAGGAGAAAGCCTGCTGACTACGTTGTCTGTCATTGAAAGTCCAACCCTAGGAGTTGGTTTGTCGTACCTGTATTGCTCTATTCTTCCAACTAAAAAATCGTAATAATTTCTACTACCTGCATTAAACGCATACTGAAATTCAGCTGGAGACAAACTCGTCAGCTGATTCTTTCTTGCAATGAATCGCATTAAACTATAGACATCATTGACATTCATGCATGCTAATTTATACAAATATAAGAAAAAAAAAGAGGCTAGGTAGAAACCCAGCCTCGTTAACCTTAAATTTATGAACGTTACAGACTTAACTGAACTTTGAGTGTCCTGAGAAAAGAATCCCCTTCTTCAGTTGTAGCAAAGTCAGCAATAGCTTCTTTTGTATTTTTACTTGTGTCCAGAGGAGTAATCAGCTGCTTTGAACTTAACCAATGTAGCTGCCCCTTTACCAGATTTGTCGTAATAACCCCTCTTTCAAGCGCCTTCTCAATTAAGAAGATTGTCTTAATTCTTGGGTTGTTTGCAAATAAAAGGAAATTTTCTGGATTTTCAAGCGCTTTTGATTTATAATCTTCACGTACCGCATCCCAATCTCTCTCTTCTCCAGTTGATGCGTGAACAAATGAAATACCTAGGAATTTTGCGTGTGGAATCATCTCATCAAGTGAGGCGTTACGGGCCATGTCATAAGCTAAGTCTTTTCTCTTGCCAATCTCTACAACGTCTACGTCAGAGTTAGCAAAATCAAGCAGCCTAAATGTATTCTTAACTTGCTTTAGTTTGTTTTTATTTTGTTCGCACTGGTTAGAAGCCATAAGAAAGTCATACAAAGGCTTATTCCATGCTGGTACAGTTAAGTGCCCGTTGTCAAAGCTGATGACATTTTTTGGATTTCCAGAAACCGAATCAGTAATGTTTCCTTTTTCTTCTTGCTCGTCTACAAAAATTGTAGGGTAGCCATCCAAATACCTAATCTGCCTAGGCCTAAAATTCGGCTCATCATCTGTGCCATAATTGTGCAGCACATTGTCTTGGTTTGTGAGAATAAACCTCGGAGGAAAAATGCTAGAACCTTCGTGCGTTTTTGGATGTTCGTGAACCAGCCTAAATACGTACATGTCTGGTTTCTTTTTTGTTTTCTTGGCAGCACCCTTCTTAAAACTTAAAGAAGATTGCGAACCTTGAGTTGGTGTACTTGCCAACTCTGATGTTGCTTTAGACATAATTATTGTTTTTAGTTAAATAACTTGTTACAAATATACTTATTGCAAACAACGTGCCAAACTTTAATATAAAAAGGCCGGGTAGAAACCCAGCCCTAAACAATTAAACACTAAACGAGTCATGCTTAGCAAAGCTAAAAATATTTAATTAAATAAGAAATAATTCTTTAGTTAACTAGGAGTTTGTATATTTGTTGTATGAAGTACATAAACAACCTTAAATCAAAAACAGGAATCTACGTTATAACAAACAACATTGACGCAAGAGTATACATAGGAAGTGCAACATCATTCAAGCAAAGGTACGCTGTTCACAAGAAAAAAATAACTCATAACGAAGGATGTAATCCAAAGCTGAAGAATTTTGCAAATAAGTACGGAATAGAACACCTAACATTCAGCGCTGTGCATGCCTGCGAGAGGGAAGAACTGCTGAAGATGGAGCAACTATACCTTGACATTTTTCAGCCATTTGACGACAATGGATTTAACATAGCCAGAAAAGCAGGAAGTCCTATAGGCTATAAGCATACGCAGGAGGCAAAGGACAAGATGAAAGGAAGGCCGGGGCCAAGGTGGGATGAAGAGCAAAAGAAGTATTTTTCAGAAATAAAGAAAGGTAAAAAAAGGCCAGAATCAGTAAAGACAAAACTAAGGGAACATTACGCTGACCAAACTAAGCCAGTAATGGTGTATGACAAAAACGGATTTATAGCCGAATACCCATCAGCAATGGAAATAGAAATGCAAATGGGAATACCGAAAATGCTGATTAAGAACTCTGTTCATAACAAAAGCAAGACAGTAAAAGGTTTCGTATTTATTTACAAAGAAAATGTAACAGAAGGAATTGATGATGAGATTCGCAGAAGGTATAATAACGAATGGATAAAACCACTTATTGTAAAGGATATAATATCTGGAGAAGAATTTAGTGCAAATTCTGTAACAGAATTATGCAACAAGATAAAAGGTAAGGCCCCTCATATAGTTAATTCGATAAAGAAAAATCGTATTGCTTATGGAAGGTATATGATAAATTATAAATAAAAAACCCCGCCAAATTAATGACGGGGAATTTTATATCTAGTTTGTAACTAGTTGATAATGAGAGAGTTCTAAATTCCCTCCACGATGGCGTACTGGTTCGCCGCGAACACGCGAACTCCAGGAAAGCTGAGCATCGACAAGGTCTTGTTAGCCGTAGTAGTCTTGTTCTGAGGAGCAAGCATACCAGTTTCGGTTGTAAGAATCCTTTGTCCGTTAACCTCTTGGAATACAATTTGGAAGCTAGGGAACTGCTTACCAGTCTTAGCATCGCTATTGATTTTTTGAGGAATCAGCAAGCCATAGTTACGCTTCTCAGGAGTCAAAGCGCCCGGATTGATATGGTATACAGCTTCTGGGCTGAACATGTTGTTCAAGAAGAAGTGGAAAGTATAACCATCAATCATGAAAGAGCTAAATCCATAAGATGCAGCAACTTCTTGGCTTCCACCTACAGAACCATAAGAGATGGCGCCGTTAGCGTACTTACCAAACAGAAGGTTGTTAACTTCTTGGCGCTGATAAATGTCTTGCAAGAAATGGTA